GTTAAAGAAGAGAATATCGAAGGTGCAAATTATGATGAGGATATTAATGATTTTCCACCTTCAAGTGATGAAGCTGGTGCCGATATGGAACCAGTATCAGATGAAGAGGTTCTTGGTGGAGAACGTTCAGAAGTCGATATTCTTCAGGAGCTCAAAGGTTTAATTGATGAACTTATAGCTCTTAAGGGTGGTGCCACTGATGAAACAGGTCTTGATGCTGATGTAGGTGCTGATGTAGGTGCCGAAGCCGGTGCAGGTCCAATGGGTGAAGCAGTCAGCCAACCAGAACCAAAAGAATTTAAGGCTAATATTTCAGCTCTACAGAAGCGTAAGCTTGGTGGCGCTGGTGTGAAGGTAGTTCGTGGTAAAGGTGCTCTAAGTGCTGGTGCAAAGAAACGTACGGGTGAGATTGAGATAGCACCAAAGGGAGTCAAACCAGGTGATAAGAGCTTTATGAAAGTTGGCGGTTCCGGTCCAGCAGCTACTGGTAAGAATGCTTCTATGTTAGAAAGCTAATTTTTAGTTACATTATTATATTCAAGAAAAGGAGCAAGTAATTGCTCCTTTTCTTTTTGGTTAAGATAAATAATTATAGTGAACTATGAAAAATAATTTTGACCAAACATATAAACAGTTAATTAGTAAAATTAATGAATCTATTATTGATATACCAAAAAATAGTTTAGACCCTTCTGTTTTTGAATTTCTTGACGAAGGTACGCCAATATTACATCCGGCAATTAAATTACAAATAGTAAAAGATGTTGCTGCTATTAGTGATATTATAACAGTTAAAGATTTTTATATTGTTGGAAGTATTTTAACATACCAATATAATCCAAGAACAGATATTGATGTATTAATTTTAGTTAATAAAGAAGATTTTTCTGAGATTCTTAAGAGTAGGGCATTTACTTTTCTTAAAAATATTAATGGTAGACATGCTCAAGGAACAACCCACCCTATTAATTATTATATTGAACAGAATGAATTCAACGAAGATAAATATCATGGTATTTATAATGTAGCTAGTGAACGCTGGGTTAAAGAACCTATACAAATAGATATTAATGTTCGTAACTATCTTGATAAGTTTCATGATACTGTTTCTAATATTGATTTAATGGCAGCTGAACTTAGAAGAGATATTATTGATTATGATGGTTTAAAAACATTAAGTCCTAAACAATTACAACAACTTAAAAAAGAATTAAAAGAAAAATTAGATAAAATAGAAGAAGATGTAATAGGTTTAGTTGATTCTTATCAGAATATAAAACAATTGCGCAAATTAGCTTTTGAAAAAGATTTAACACTTGATGAAATTAGTAAGTATAGTCGTAAACAAGCATTACCAGAAAATGTTATTTATAAATTACTTGAACGATATTATTATATTGATTTTATTAAGAAATTACATACAATAATTAAAGGTAGTGAAAAATTAGAAGCAGATGATTTACCAAAAATAATTAGGGCAGGTATGGACCTATGGAAAATCTAAATTTTAAAGAATATTTTGAAGAAAAATATAAAGCTGGCAAACAATATGAAGCTTCTAAATCTTATAAAAAACCTTTTGCTGATAAAATAAAAAGTGATAAGAAAAAGAAACAGTGGAAAGATCCTTTAAATAAATATAAACAAAAAATGGTTAGAGGTATTGCAAGACAAGATCAGCATCAAGTGCCAAAAGGTACATTTATACCTTTATTAAGAGGTGGTTTATTACCTTTAACAAAACGAGTATTAACTATTGCTAAAAAATCACAACAAGGCATTTGGAAAGTAAGCCCAAGACAAGCATTTGAAATAGCTAATAAATACCATTTAAATATGCCAACCATGTTTGATAAATCTAAGAAATTAGGTAAGACATCTATTTTATTGTGGATGCGAACACCAGGTCAATATTTTTTAGTTAAGAATAAGACATTAAGAGATTCACCCAGAACACAATGGGCTTGGATTAAACCTAGAGGTTAATATGCAATTATTAAACAATGTTCGTTTATTACCTTATAGTCAAAATACTGATAAACGAATAATTAATATTGTTGATAAAATTATAAAGAATGAAGATACTGGTGGAGATGCTTTATTTTATGGTTATGATCAAGATGATAATTTAATAATTGTATTTCCAAAATTAACACTTACAAATGTTAAATATGATCAAAGTAAACGTAAATGGTGTGGTAATTCTGAATCAAAAGTTTCTAAAAGGTTTAATATGGGTTGATATATGGCTAGATGTTCAAGAAGACCTTCAGATAATTGGGAATCTATTCGTTTTTCAAATAAGAATTCTTCTAGTAATGAACGTGCTTTATATATGTCTTATTGGGAAGAGCTAATTAACATTTATGGTGTTAGAGTTGAATATTATACATATAATTATTCATTAACAACTCATGATGCTTTATATGGTGAAGAACCTACAGCTAATTTTAGTGGCCCTACTAATGTTAATCTTATGATTGAATTACCAAATGAAGCTATTATGTTATCTAAATTTGGTTATGACACTAATGCAGATTTTAATGCTGTTATTTCAATAAATGATTTTCAAAAAAGATTTGGTGTTAACTCCGAGCCTAAAGCAGGTGATGTAATTAGATTAATTGAAGCAGGTTGGTCAACTAATGAAGTTCCACCAACAACTGCCGACGTTCTTGCTCACTTATGTGCTAATACTACACCAGCCTGCGCAGCTACATTTACATATACTGTTTCTGATTTAGAGTGGATTAGATGTCCACAGTTATATGAAATTACTGAAAGAGTACATCAAGATTTTTCAATGAATCGAAATACTCTATTAGGACATTATGTTTGGGTTATTAGAGGTAAGAGATTTGATTATTCTTATCAGCCAGGAATTAAACCAGAGTGTAAACAAGAACCGGTTGGTGAGGAAACATTTGTAGGTATATTAACTGGTGGATCTCAAGATGCTAGCGATCCTAAAGTATATGATCAAAATATTGAAGACGAAAGCAATAAGATTTGGGATTATAATAAAGGTTCTGAAGCTAGAAGTGATGATGTATATGGTGAATATTGATGAAATTTCACAAACTATATAAGTTAGTAATGGAAGAGAATATTGTTATTGATACTGTAAAGGAAATACCTAAATTTTTTTCAGGAACTGTAATTTTTAAAGATAGTGGTCTTAAAGAATGGTATTCGAATGGCAAATTACATCGTATAGGTGGTCCAGCAGTAGAAGGTGTTGATGGTTATAAAGAATGGAGACAATACGATATGCTTCATCGTATAGATGGTCCGGCGGTAGAATGGCTAATGGTGATAAAGAATGGTGGTTGAATGGTATAATGTATTACTTAGAAGCAGATTACAAACGAGAACTAATTCGCAGGAAACGAGAATTAATTCGAAGAGGTATTATTAAAAACCCATCACTCTCAGATGTTATGGATGCAATTTAGGAGATTATATGAATTTTGCAGAATTATATGAAAAAGTAATGAACGGTCATTGGACAGATAAAGAAACAAAACAATTATCTGAATTAGATAGTGAGTTACTTAGTAAAGAACGAAATGATATGCATGCTACAATTTTAGTTCGAACACAATTAAAAGATGACAGTTTTTATGCAAGTTATAAATCTTCTTGGTTAGATGGTACACAAGAACCAAAAGAATATGAGTTTTGGATCTATAAACTTGATAGTGGTAGTTATGAATTAAGCCTAATCAAACCTCGAAAAAATAAGAAGTTTAGTAATTTAAGAGAATTAATCAAGTTTGCTAAAAGTAATCTTGAAAATGTTTTCGAAAATTGAGCTGGTCTGTAGAATAAATACTTATGAAATAGTCATGATTTTATAAGGAGAATTATATGGCCAGAACAATTGAAAGTCCGGGTATTGAAATAAAAGAAAAAGATCTTTCATTAACAGCTAATTTACCCGTTGGTACTTCCGTATTTGCGCAGGGATATGCGGCTCAAGGTCCGACCGATGAACTAATTAATATTACATCTATGTCTGATTTTGAACAAATTTATGGTGTTCCAACGAATGCTGCTGAACGATATTTTTATCATACATGTAAACAAATTTTAAGTACGAATGCAACATTACTTTGTAACAGATTACCATATGGTGCTGGTAACGGTGATGGTTATAGCAGTGGTTATAGTGCTCTTTGTTATCCAATTTCTGCTAATGCTGCATATCAATCTGCTACAGGTTATACACTTAGTACTCCAAAATTGGTTCAGTTAACAAGCGATCAATATAATAATTGGAAAGCCGGCAATATATCATGGACAAACGCAGCATCTGGTATAGCTGGTGATGTTTATGATGTTAATTCTGCTGGTAACGCGGGTCTTATTATTGTTAATGAAAATAAGACAACGGTTGATGAGAATTATCAAGGTTATTATGTTGTTGTAGCAGATAATCAGAATCTTAATGATACTGATTTTAATGCGGTTACTGATATAATGTATAATACAGCATCTGGTTATGGTACATTACAAGCAATTCCATCTTCGGTTCTTGAATTTAGTTTAACAGGTTCGATTGATGGTAATCGTGATTCAATTTCAGAGAACGTTGAAACAATTCCAACGTTCGATGCATTTGGTTCAAGTGAATATAAGGATTCATTAGTTGTAGGTTTATTTAAGATTCGAACAACGCTATATGGTAGTAAGTCGGTACCTACTCTAACGAAGATACTTTCTGAGAGCTTTATAGGCTCACTTGATTCAACACGTCAATGGACACCTCCACAAGGTGGTACAGAATCGTTCTATATTGAAAATAGAATTAATAATAGTTCGAACTTTATGTCTGTAATGGTTAATCCAAATATTTCAAGACTTAGTGGTACTTGGACATCAAATGGTGTTACCAATCGTACAGTAACAGTTGATTCAACATTACGTAAAGCTTATTCAGTTGGTCCTGTAGTACTAACCACAAGTTCATCTGAAAAAATTATTGGTAATACTCCATCTAAACTTGATAGATCATTAAGATTAGCAGAGAATAAAGATCAAATTAATATTGATATTGTTGTTGATGGTGGTCTTAGCACAGTATGGGCAGGTTTATGTGCTAATGATAGTTATGCAACATTTGATGATACCAGGTATGTTGAAGTATCAGCTCTTGCTGATCAAACAACTGGAACATCAGCCGATGTTCAAAATAATTGGGAAACAATTACGAATAAGTTCACTCTATTCGTAGGTGAAACACGTAAAGATTGTATCTTTATTTCAGATCCATTACGTTATATATTTGTACAAGGTCGCGATTATAAGACCTTAAGTGATCCAAATAAAAACTTCTCTGAAAACATTTATTGGCCACTTAAGAATCTTTATGCCGCAGTTAATTCAAATTACGCTTGTACATATGGTAATTGGGTAAAGAATTATGATTCTAATATCGCTGATTTCGTTTGGCTACCATTCTCAGGTTATGAAGCTGCTATAATGGCGCGTACAGATTCGGCTTCGCAGCCTTGGACAGCAGCAGCTGGTCTTAATAATGGTATCGTAAGAGATATAGTTGATATTGCTATTAATCCACATCAGAAACAGCGCGATTTCTTATATAAGATTAACGTTAATCCAGTTGTATTCTATCCTGGTGATGGTTATACAGTATGGGGTCAGAAGACCTTACAGAAGAAGCCAAGCGCATTTGATAGAATTAATGTACGTCGATTATTCCTTACACTTGAGAAGGCTACGCTTGCGGTAATGCGCTATTTCGTATTTGAGCCCAATACAATCTTTACTCGTACGCGAGTAGTAAATGTATTAAAGCCAATATTCGAGATTGCGAAGAATAATCAAGGGGTGCATGATTATTTGATTGTTGTTGATGAAAGAAATAACACTCCCCAAGTTATTGATAATAATGAACTAGTAGTTGATTTATATATTAAACCAGTCCGTACAGCAGAGTTCATTACATGTAACTTTATAGCTACGCGTACAGATCAGAACTTCACTGAATTGCTGTAATATATAAACGTTAGAACATAAAACGGAAGGTGTTATATTATAACACCTTCCGTTTTTATTTTATTGATTTATTTCTGATTTTAACATAATTAATTATAGAAATCGGAGACAATCAATGAATGATATAAAAGGTGAGATTATTAAAACATTTTTTGGTACTAAAAATAATAAATTTAATAATCAACAATAAATATTGTATCACGTTTTGATGCTCAAAAACATAAATTAACTACTCTCCCCAACTTTACATTTAATTCAACATTAAGTGAAGCTCAGAACATGTTTAATAACAACTATAGACGAATCTGGGATTGTGGTAACTTGGTTTTTACTAAAGAATATCATACCGTTAATAAATAATTAAAATGAAAACATTTGCACTTGTTAGAGCCGATTCACATAAAATAAATCAATATAGACCTGGTTATAAACCTACTGAATCTGTAGTTAATAAAGATTATTCATATGTAACTGCTGAAACTCGTAGAGAAGCTTGGAAGTTACTAGCTAGACGCAGGAACCAAGATAGAAAGTTAGTATTTCCACATATTTCAGATATGATCACTCATGGTGATTGGGATATTATTGAGGTACCTTCTAATAAACCAAAAGAACAACTAAAACAAGCAGAATTCAATTTTGAATCATATTTTTATGAACATTTATAAGTTACTTTTTGTTTTTAGTCTTTTATTTGTTATTAGTGTTATAGCAAATACAAATGAATCATCCCGTTCTTCCAAATGGCCAACAGTTCGGCGCAAACATCTTTTAATTGAACCATATTGTGCCTCATGTGGAACAACAAATAAACTTAATGTACATCATATTATACCGTTTTATATTAAACCAGAAGATGAACTTAATCAAACAAATTTAATTACATTATGTGAACATTGTCATTGGGTTGTGGGATATAGAGAACAATCTTGGACTAATTATAATCCAAACTTACGTCTAATTTTAGGAAATTCTACAAATTCAATTGTCTTAAGATTAAATAATTAAGAGAGGAAAAATATGAAAGATAATGATACTTTAATTCTTGAGAAACGGTATACGATGAAAGTTGCTAACAAACCAATTTGTAGAACACGTTCTAATGGTGATAAATATTGTTGGTTGAATGGTAAGCTTCATAGAGAAGATGGTCCAGCAATAGAATATGCTAATGGTAATAAAGAATGGTGGTTGGATGGTAAGCGTCATAGAAAAGATGGTCCAGCGGTAGAACTTGTTGGTGGTGGTAGATCATGGTGGTTGAATGATAAACTTCATAGAGAAAATGGTCCAGCGGTAGAACATGCTAATGGTATTAAAGAATGGTATTTGAATGGTAAAGAATACTCAGAACGAGACTATATGCTAGAATTAATTCGTCGAGGTATTCTTAAAAATCCTTCATTATCTAGTGTTATGGATGCAATATAAACTTTAAAACCTATTATTTAAAAGAGGAAAATATGAAAGATAATGATACTTTAATTCTTGAGAACCATTATGTAACTAAAATTGCTAAATTAATTAAAGAAAATATTGGTACTTCAGGTGGTCAAGCTTTTGATAAATTAGTTTATGATATTTTAGACAATAAAGAACCTTCGATTGATGCCATAGCAGATAAAACAAATCTTCCACCAAACATAGAACGAGAAATTCTTTTAAAGATAAATGATTATAATAGAACAGAGAATGATGCATTAATTATTAAAAAGCGAAAGATTATTGATAATGCTGATGTTGAACTTTTAACTCTTGAAGAATTTAAAGAATTTTTACAACCATATATTCAAAAATATTTGTCACATGTTGAACTTTATAATGAAGATCCAGGTTTATGGATGTATTGGTATGAAATAGCTTATAAATTGTATCAAGATGATCCAGATTATTGGAAAGATATGATTACTAGCTTAGAAGGTGATCCATCGAATGTAGATACCTTAGATGCTGTTGGTTTAGCGAAATATGTATATAATTTGTAAAACACAAGTGATAAATAATTATAGATTAAAATAAGGAGAATAATATGTCTATTCAAGGTTTTTATGCTCAGGCTCAAAAAGCAGAATTTGCTCGTGATTTTCAGTTCCGTGTTAGAACTTTAGGACCATATACGGATGGTGATTTACTTTATGTAACTACGGCCGTATTACCAGGTAAGACGATTAATAACCAAGCTGTACCATATATGGGATTACCTTTTAATGTTCCAGGTTCTGTTACTTATACAGGTTCTGAAGGTTGGGCTGTTACATTTAGATGTGATGAAGGTCTTAATATTCGTAATAAGGCTGAAAATTGGATTAAGGAAATATTTGCAGTTGAAACAAGTACAGGCAAATATGGTGTTCCGGTAGAACGTGCTACAATGGATCTTTTAGGTAAAGATTTACAACCAGTTCGTAGATATGAATTTATTGGTATTTATCCAGTATCGGTTGGTGAAATTGCTTATGATGTAACTGGTAATGGTGCACCTTTAACATTTCCTGTAACATTTGCTTATCAATGGTGGCAGTTGATTGGTTAATAGGATATGCTATATGAAGATGTTAAATTAAGCGAAGTTTATAGACGATGTATTTTTTCTCCTGATTTTTTACTACGCGAAGAACAAAACCAACCTACTAAAAATTTATCTGAAGAAGAAATAAAAAATCTATTCGATCGTATTATTTCTGCAAAATATTATTTGTTTAATAAAACACCATTCTATTCTAGACTGTTAAGCAAATTTAGTATATATTATTTACAACCAAGTAATCCACACGATATTGATACAATGGCGGTTGATCAGAATGGTGATATCTTTTTTACCCCATGGATAAATACATTATCAGATGAACAATTACAAGGTGTATTATGTCATGAGATGATGCATGTAGCTCTTTTGACTTTACATAGATTAGGTGATAAGAATACGAAGTTATGGAATATTGCTACAGATATTCTTATAAACAAATATATTACTGCTGATGGTCTAGAATTACCCAAAGAAGGTTTAATACCTCAACAATATATAGTTAATATTGGAGCTAGTGGAAATACTAAAGAAAATGAAGTTAATTTGAGTAATCGTGAAAGTTTTAAAAATGATTTGATGAATACCAATGTTCCTAAAAAGTGGTATATGAATTTATCTAATATGCCTGCTAAATCACCAGAATGTGAAAAGAAATTACAAAAATTAGATATTACAGATCTTTCAGCTGAAGATGTTTATTATGAAATAAAAAATTGTATAAAAAATAGTGAAGGTGATAGCCAAGGTGAAGGTAAAGGTGGTCAAGGTAAAGATGGCCAAGGTAAAGGCGGTCAAGGTAAAGGCGGTCAAGGTAAAGGTAAAGGTGGTCAAGGTAAAGATGGCAAAGGTCAAAGCAAAGATGGCCAAGGTCATGGCCAGGGTAGAGTAATCGATCAACATATTTATGAACGAATTGGTGGAAATATTCGTTCGGAAAAAGAACAGGAAACAATTGTAAGACAAACTGTTGCCGAAGTGCGTCAAAATCCAGGACAACAAGGTTGGGGTCAAGGTCAAGGTGGTGATACTTTATCAAAAATTGATAAAAATTTAGGAGCGTCTAAAGTAAATTGGAAATCAATTTTAAGAGATTTTATCACAACATCAAAACGACAATATGATTATAAGCAATATTCCCGAATGGGTCAATCTAGTAAAATTCCAGATCCAAAATTAGTATCAAAACCAGAACTTGATTTAGTTTTAGCAATTGATAATTCTGGCTCAATTGGTGATGATATTTATAAGATGTTTATTACAGAATGTATTTATCTTTTTAAATCATTAAATGCTAGAGTTGATGTTATATTTTGGGATACAGAAATTAGAAGATTTTATACTGTTGAACCTGGCACTTATAATAGATTATTTGAAAGATTAGAACCCGGTGGTACAGCCATTTCAGTTGTTAAATATTTTATTGAAAAACAACTAAAATATAAACTAAAGCCACCAAAAACTATAATTTATTTAACTGATGGTGAAGTAGAATCAAATCCGGTTTTTTATAAAGCTAGATCTTTATTTGTTCTACCACCACAATATACAGGACATAATCTTAAAAAATATGGAACGGTTATACAATTGCCTAATAAATAATTAAAAGAATGTGGAGTTTTATATGAAACAATTTAATAATTTATTTGAAAATATTACAAATGATAATATACCAAGCGCACAGGAATTTAAAAAGTCAACTCAAGAAGATCCTGAAACAGCTCATTTATCTTTAAGTGATATCGATCCTGAATCAGCTGACGTTAGTAAAGCAATGGTTCCACAATATACGACAAGTGAAGGTACTAGTAAAAATTTAATAGCGTGGGGATATAAAATGTTATGGCATTCTTTATATGATGCTTGGGATGCTAAACCAAAAAATGCAATATTAATTTATGGTGACCCGGGTGTTGGTAAGAGTGATATTGTTAGAGATTTTGGTTGTAATGTTGCTGCTGAAAACAATCGCAAACCTGTATTATGAGAAACATTAACAAAGGAACAAAAAAAGCATGTTTTATTAAATGCTAAAGATTATTTTGTTATAGTTGATAAGCGTGCTAATCAAATGGAACCGCCAGATGTAACTGGTTTAGCTAATGTATTTAATGATAAAGATTATTTGGAATATAAAGTACCACAATGGTTATATTTATGTGCAGTTGAAAATGTAATGGGAATATTATTTCTTGATGAATTAAATCAAGGTAGTGAACAAACATTAAAATCTTTATTCAGTATTGTATTGGATGGTTATGTTGGTGATATTAAAATAACACCAAATATAATGGTAGTTGCTGCTGGTAACTTAGGCTCTGAATTTGGTAATACTCCAATTCCAATTGCACTAGAAAATAGATTTAAGGGTGGTATATTAGTAGCTAATCCAACCGAATGGCTTGAATGGGCTGCTAAAAACGGTGTACCAAAAGTTATAAGAGCGTTTGTAGAATTTGATCCAATTCATAATTTTTATGTTAAACCTACTGAGACTGGTGATAAGTTCCCCACACCAAGATCGATTATGAATTTCGTTAGAAGTTATAATAGTTTACGTCAAAAATATTTTCTTGCAAAGAAAGAAGGAAGACCAATTTCAAACCGTAGTTTAATTGAAGCTATTATTCAAAATGCAGCTGAATGGTGCGGACCAACATGGGCTAATAGTTTTAGAGCATATTATGCCAATTATGAATCATTTAATATTGATAAACTTCATGCTTCGTCTAAAGAAATAATGAACAATTCTAAAGATAAATTAAGTGCTTTAGTTGTATATATTCAAAATCAAATAGTAAGACTTTTCAAAGTAGATCCACAATTAACTAATCCTAAAAATGTTAAATTATGGGATAAAATTTTAACAATTTTCGCTGGACTTGATAAAGAATATAAAGTATTATTTATACAAGGTTTGAAAAAAGAAAGTCTAGATACTTGGAATATGATTAAAGAAATTGTAACCAAGAGTCCAAAAGGTAATAAAAAATTAATAAATGATTTTATAGCGTTCTTACATAAAGATATGTTAAATGTAATGACCGGTGGTAAATCTAAAAAAGGAGCTTAATAATGAACCCCAAAGATTTATTTCGCAAAGCAGTTTACGCAAGGCAGACACTTACTCCTGAAGAAAGAAATGTTTTATTAAATGATAAAAAATATGGTAACGCTTTTCGATCTTTTGAAGCAAGACAAATACCTTCTGGTTTTCAATTTGAAAGTTTTAATAATTTAATTGATAATTTATATAGTGAAAAGGCTCTAGAAGATATAGTAAAAGATGAGGAAAAAGTATCAAAACAGCCTACACAAAATACTTCATTAAAACAATTTGTTGATCAATTATATGATGTTATAGATGATCAATTTGATATTGATCTTAATATGTTACGTCCTAGTGATGCAAAGCTTTTTGAATCTAGATTTAATGATGTTAAAGATTTTATAATTAATTATACTAAAAAATCTTCGTTAGCTAATTATAATAAACAATATATGGTTGACCATATTAATAGGTGTCTTAGTTTTCGTGATTTGTTTACTGCAATGTTTATGCTAGCTTCAACACCTTAATATTATATTGCATCCATAACATCTTCTAAGGATGGATCTTTAATAATACCTCTGCGAATTAATTCTCGTCTATAATCTTGTTCCGAAAATTGTTTACCATTCAAGTACCATTCTTTCCAACCATCAACTCTTTCTACCGCCGGCCCATCTTTTCTATGAAGCTTACCATTCAACCACCAATATTTATCACCATTAGAATATATTATCGCCGGACCATCTTCTCTATGAAACTTACCATTCAAAATCCAATGTTTATCACCATTACTGTCTGTTTTGCAAGTTGGTTTTTTAGATTCTTTTAAATAATATGTTTTAAAGTTCATATTGCA